GGTTGGAAGAATCAGTACAAAGAACTCTTCAAGGTCTTGTAGGTATTGACTTGAATATTCCTTTGCACTTAAATGAAGATGGCATAACTAAAGATGATCTGCGGATTGCGTTTGATAACCTCACATCAACACGCAATCTTTTTTTATACAACCACTTTGGTAGTCTTGAGCCTGATGTATTACTAGAACAGATAAGATATTTAGCTACTGTTGATGGAGTAAAGGTAGTCATACTAGATCACATAAGCATAGTCTTGTCTGGTCTTGAACTAGATAATGAACGCAAAGCAATAGATATAATAATGACCAAGCTTAGAAGTTTGAGTGAAGCAACTGGTATAGCTATTGTATTGGTCAGCCATCTACGCAGACCACAAGGACAATCACATGAGTCGGGCAGAGAGGTAGATACATCAGACTTGAGAGGTAGTCATAGTCTTCTTCAGTTATCTGATGTCGTGTTATCTGCATCAAGAAACCAGACAGGAGATGCTAGTGAGAGACAGCGATTACAGCTAAAGGTATTGAAGTCTAGGCATACTGGTATGACAGGAGAAGTAGATAAATTATTGTACGACCAAAAGACAGGTCGGCTTGTTGTATATGAGGATTTTATTTAGCTATGACTTTACTTATTGATGCTGATTGGTTGATCTACAATTCATGCTGTGCCTGTGAACAAGACACAAGATGGAATGATTGGGAGCATACTCTTCACTCTGATGAAAGAGACATACTGAATCTGATAGAGAACAGACTAGATGTTTATAGAAGTATTGCTGACAGCAAGCATGACATAGTTATGTGCTTTACTTCTTACCCTACATTTAGACATGAGATATTCCCTGAGTACAAGATCAACAGGATAGGTAAACGTAAACCACTTGCACTCAAGAGTGTTATCAAAGAAGTAAAAGAAAGATATGAAACTGTTGCCTATGAAAACTTAGAAGGAGATGACGTACTTGGTTTGCTTGCTACCAATGGTAGATACAAAGACCCAATAATAGTTTCAGTTGATAAAGATATGAGAACACTACCATGCAAACTCATAGCTGATGATTCGATAGAACATATCACCAATAAGAAAGCAACAAGACATTGGTTCGAGATGTCGTTAGCTGGTGATGCAGGTGATGGGATACTAGGTATCAAAGGTATGGGTATGGTTACTGCTTCAAAGACTTTAGCTAATACACCCGATACTAAAGAAGCACTTTGGTCTAAGGTACAGGAGACATATACAAAGAAAGGTTATACGATTGCTGATGCTATCTTGAACGCAAGGCTTACAAGGATACTGCGAGAAGGAGATTATGATTACAATACAGGTGAAGTAAAACTTTGGAACCCATAAAGAAAACCTCAAGAGGAACCACACCCTTGAGGTCTTCTTACGCTTTACAACAAGGTAACCACTCCTTGTTAAGTTTACTTTAGCATATACTATAGAAATAGCTCTTAAATTTTTGTGTCTTTACCAGTAATTACTGACGAACTTATACAAGCTTTAGATGCTGTGTTTCCTAACAGATGCCCAGACCTATCGCTATCAGATCGAGAAGTGTGGTATCGTGCAGGGCAGAGGTCTGTTGTTGACTATCTAATTGAACAGCAACTAAGACAAAAAGAAACTATGTTAACTAACAGAGTCTTGGAGAACTAGCTATGTGTCTTGGTGGCGGTGGCGGTAGAATGACTACACCTCAACGTGAATATCAGAACCGACCTGTAACTGTAACTGGTTCACAGACAGGAGTTGATGACCCGAAAGACACAGCAAAAGCAACAGAAAGTTTAAAGATAAAGAGACAGAAAGAAGAAGGAACTTATGTAGATCCTAACCTTACAACTGTACAAAAACTTACAAAGAGTGGTGGCGGTCCTAAGACTAAACAGCAACAACAAAATTTAGCTAAGAACAAACAGAAAGCAAAAGATATGGCAAGTGCTAGACTTAAAAAGAAATTCTCTAAAGGAATTACAGGTAAAAAATCTAAATCAAAAACAGCTTAATCATGTGTTTCAGAAGGCCAAGCCCACCACCTTTACCAGAACCAGAACCAGTTGATTCTGCGATAGAACCTACTGCTACTAAAGTTAAGATAGGTGGTTCACAAACTACAACTGAAGCTAAGAAAAAAATGAAGAAGACACCTGACAAAGTTACAGGTGGAAAACTTACAAAGGCTATAGCACCAAAACGATTAGGCACAGCATCTTTACAAATACCTTTACTTACTGGCAGTACTAATACCAGTAATTTAAACTACTGATAAAATGGAATACTCCACACAAGGAACAACAGCAGCAGGTAGATATGAAGCACTTGTTAGTAGCAGGTCTGTCTATGATAGAGAAGCGAAGGAATCTTCTAAGCTAACCATACCTAGTCTGATACCAGAACAGACATCAGGTACTAGAGCTAGAATCAAGACACCATTTCAAGCAACAGGAAGCAGAGGAGTTAACAGCTTATCAAACAAACTGTTAATGACTTTGCTACCACCAAGCACAGCATTTTTTAAATTAGAAATAGATGATCTTGAAATAAGAAAGCAAGGACAAGAAGCTTTACAAAGTGAGATAGATAAAGGACTACGCACAATAGAAAATGCTTTGATGAATCAGATAGAAATATCTAACGATAGAGTTGCCATGTTTGAAGCACTCAAGCATCTTGTAGTATCAGGCAACGTCTTGTTATATCTGACAGATAAAGGACTTAAAGTATATCCACTGTCTAAGTTTGTTGTTAAGCGTGATGAAGTTGGTAATGTACTTGAAATACTTATAAAAGAAACAGTACACCCACAAGCTCTACCTCTTGAGTTCTTAGAACAGATTAAGAAGAAAGAGAACTATGACGCAGAAACAATGAAGGGTGACTTGGATATATATACATCTATCAAAAGAATGAATGATGACTTCTTCTGGTTTCAAGAATGTAAAGGAGAAAAGATACCAAACACAGATGGCAGATCAAAGGTAGATGTTACTCCCTTTATTCCTCTTAGGTTTATTCGAGTTGATGGTGAAGATTATGGTAGAGGATATGTTGAAGAATACAGAGGAGACTTGATTAGTCTTGAGTCTTTAATGCAAGCAATAATCGAAGGTGCTGCTGCTAGTGCCAAGACTTTATTTTTAGTCAACCCTAATGGAATTACAAGAGCAGCGACTATAGCTAAAGCACCGAATGGAGCTATTCGTGAAGGGCAATCTTCAGATATTTCTGTAATGCAAGTCGGCAAGAGTGCAGACTTCTCTGTTGCTTTTAGTGCAATACAAAGAATAGAAGCAAGACTTGAGTTTGCTTTCTTGATGGCAAGATCAGTTCAACGTGACGCAGAAAGAGTAACAGCAGCCGAGATAAATCTTATGGCACAAGAGCTAGAGAATAGTCTTGGTGGTATCTATAGTATCTTGACTCAAGAGTTTCAACTACCATATCTAAGAAGACGTATGCACTTGTTAGTAAGAGAAGGTAAAGTACCAAAGCTGCCTGATGAACTGGTCAAACCTAAGATAGTAACAGGACTTCAAGGACTTGGTAGAGGTAATGATAGAAACAAACTGATTGAATTTATAACAACTGTAGCTCAAGCATTAGGACCAGATGTAATGAGACAGTACGTAAATGTAGATGAAGCGGTGAAAAGACTAGCTACCAGTATCGGTATAGATACTGCTAACCTAGTAAAAACACAAGAGCAAATCCAAGAAGAACAACAGGCTGCTGCACAACAACAGCTTATTCAAAGTCTTGGACCTGCTGCTTTGGGTTCACGTTTACTTGATCCTAAAGTAAATGCAGAAGCAGGTTTAGCTGATGCACAGGCACAACAACTACAACAACAAGGAGGAACCCCTGATGCCAACCAAGAAGCCTAGTAGAAAAAGAGATGAAGATGGAAAGTTTGTCTCTGAAAAAGCTGTCGTTAGTCGTGTAGGTGAGTACGAAGAAAACCCTGTACCAGAGAAGTCGGGTGATTACGTCACTGGACATGGCAACACAATTCACTATAGTTAAAAGAAAAAACCACTATGACTTCATCACAAGTACAGGTATCTGAAACACCACCAATGTCTCAACAAGATCTTGAAGGTCTTAAAGATGAGAATGGTTTGTATGCTGGTAAGTTTAAAACTGTAGAAGATTTAGCAAACAGCTACAAAGAACTAGAAGGTAAACTTGGTTCTGTTACAGAAGAAGATCAAGTATCTGAATCAACAGAAGAAACTACAGGAGTACCAGAAGGGTATGAAGAATACTATCAAGAAGATGGAACTGTAGATTACAACTCTGTAAATGAAAACTATGGAGAAATCTTAGGAGAGATATTTAAAGAAAACAATATTGACCCATACAAGATTAGTGCTGAGTTTCATAAGAATGAAGGAGAGATACCAGAAGAAATGTATCAATCTTTATTAGATGCAGGTCTATCTAAAAATGCTGTTGACTCTTACCTTACTGGTAGGGCAGCAGAGATGGGATATACAGAAGACGGAGAAGGTGCAGCAGAAGAACTAGCACAGGAAGAAGTAAAAGGTATTAGAGATTCTATAGGTGGAGATGAAGCCTATGGCAAGATGGTTAGTTGGGCTTTAGAAAATTTATCCAAGCCAGAGATTGAAGCTTTCAATGAAGCAACAAACACAATGTCTGGACCACAACTTAGTATGATGGTACAAGGACTATATACTAGATACCAAAACGCTATGGGAGTTGAACCAAGTCTTTACTCAGGTCGTGCTGCAACAAGTGGACCTACACCTTACAGATCAACAGCAGAGGTAGTAACTGCTATGTCTGATCCTCGTTACGGAAAAGATGTTACATACACTGAAGATGTACAAAGACGTTTAGCTGGTAGTGATGTATTCGGCTAATGGCTAAGTTATGTGCCAGAGGTAAAGCAGCAGCAAAGCGTAAGTTCAAGGTTTATCCTTCTGCTTACGCTAATGCTTATGCTGTCAAGGTCTGTAAAGGACAAGTCAAAGTTGGCGGTGTAAGAAAAGTAGCTAGTGGCTACACAAGAAAATCATTAAGAGTTGCGTAATGGCAAAGCTAACACCCAAACAGATAGTCACTCTCAATAAACATTCAAAGCATCATACCAAGAAGCACATGGACTTGATGAAGAAGCTTATGCGTGAAGGTAAAACATTTAAAGCTGCACATACAGCAGCACAAAAAGAAGTAGGCAAATGAGTTTACGCAGATGGTTTAAAGAAGAATGGGTAGATGTTAAAACAGGTAAACCTTGTGGTCGGCAAAAAGGAGAGAAGCGTGGTGGCTACCCTGCTTGCAGACCTTCAAAAAGAATTAGTAAAGATACACCAAAGACTACAAAAGAAATGAGTAGTAAAGAGAAAAGAAGATTTAAAGCAAGTAAGACCAGTTCAAAAAAGATAGCTTACCAACATAGACGTAATAGTTTAAAAATTAAGTAATAGTGTTATATTTGAAATAGCTTACATTTTTTATGTCTAAGGGTGTATCAATGACTAAGGCAGATAAAGACCCCACAGGTGGTCTTACTGCTAGAGGTCGAAGAAAATACAACCGAGCAACAGGTGGAAACTTGCAAGCTCCTGTTACTAAAAAGACAGGTCTTTCTCCTAGACAGAAAGCAAGAAGAAAATCTTTTTGTGCCAGAATGTCGAAGGTAAAAGGACCATTAAAAAAAGATGGCAAGCTAACTCGCAAAGCTCTTGCACTACGCAAGTGGAATTGTGGGTCTGTATAAATTAACAAAGTAGAAATCTAAATATCCTTGTGCCTGATGCGTCAGATACCACTTGAGAGAAAGGATTGAAACGAAGTTAGTTACTCAAATTTGTAAACATTAATCAAGGAGTTTTCCTATGGCTAACGCCACAGTATCTCGTCTTGGTTTGGTCAACAATACAGGAACAGCGTTTGATGCGTTGTTTCTTAAGGTATTCTCTGGTGAAGTTCTAACAGCTTTTGCTAGAAACAATATCTTTAACGAGCAACTTCATTCAGTTCGTACTATCACAAGTGGTAAGTCAGCACAGTTTCCAGTATTAGGAACTGCTACTGCTGCATACCATACAGTAGGAACTCCTCTTGTTGGTGCTAACCAAATCAAGGCAAATGAAAAGATTATCAACATTGATGATCTTCTAATTGCACAGAGTTTTATCGCTAACATTGATGAACTCAAGAATCATTATGACGTAAGAGCAACTTACGCTGATGAGCTAGGTAAGGCACTTGCCAGAACGTATGACCAAAACGTAGCCAAGCAGATTGCTAATGCTTCCAGAGCTTCTACTAACCTTAGTGGTGGTAATGGTGGTGTTGTTCTAACTCTTGCTTCTGGTAATACAGCTTCAGCAAACGTCACAGGTGATGAAATAGCTGCTGCTATCTATGACATTGCTCAAACATTTGACGAGCGTGACATTCCTCCAACAGATAGATTCTGCGTTTTACCTCCAGCCGAATACTACAAATTGGCCGAGAGTGCAACTCGCACAGTAGATGTTGACTTCAACCCACAAGGTAATGGTTCGTTTGCTTCTGGTAGAGTACAACAAGTCGCTGGCATACCAATAATGATGTCAAACAACGTACCTCAAAGTAACGTAGGATCTAACCCAAGTGGTGCGAACAACACTTACTCAGGTGACGATAGTAAAACTATTGGTCTTGTCTTCCACAAGTCTGCTGTTGGTACAGTAAAACTAATGGATATGACAACTGAAATCTCTGGTTCTGACTATGGCATAATGTATCAAGGAACCTTAATGGTTGCTAAGTATGCGTTAGGACATGGCATCTTAAGACCAGAATGTGCAGCTACTATTAAGCTATCTTCTTCTTAATTTCAATTTATAGGGTATCTTATTATTAGATACCCTTTTTTTTATCATCATGTATTCATCAAAGAAAAAAAAGAAAAAGAAAAAAGGTGGGAGGGATTCACTCAAAATAAAAAAGTACTAAACAATGGCTGTAGCTGCAACCACTGAGCTTGAAGCAATCAACATAATGTTGGCTGCTATTGCTGAAGCTCCAATAAATAGTCTGACAGGCACACTTCCAGTAGATGCTGTCACTGCTAGATCAACTCTTGCTGAATTTAACAAAGAGATTCAATCAGAAGGTTGGTCTTTTAATACTGAAACAGATGTAACTCTTACAAGAGATGGGTCAAACCAGATAAGCTTGCCAGCAAATGTATTAAGAGTAGATGCAAATATACATCAACACCCAACTATTGACCCTATCCAACGTGGGTTAAAATTATACGATAGACAGAACAATAAATATGAGTTTGATGAAGACTTGATTTGTACTGTTGTTTATTTCAGAGACTTTGATGAAATACCAGAACAAGCAAGAAGATATATCAACATCAAAGCTGCAAGAGTTTTTGTTGACAGATTGGTAGGAGATCAAGGGTTAAGAACATACACACAAGAAGATGAAACTAGAGCAAGAACTATACTTACAGAAACAGATTATGCAAATGCAGATCACAACTTACTAAGAGGTGATCCTTCTCTTACCAGTATCTTTGATACTTACAATCCTTCCAGTGCTTTAATTAGATAGCCATGCCTGTTATATCAAGAGCTATACCTACATTATTGAGAGGTATATCACAATCTTCTGATGCTTTGAAGCAACCAGATCATGCTGATATACAAGACAATGCTGATAGTAACCCTGTTCTTGGTCTTACAAAACGTAGTGGCTTTCAGTTTGTAACAGCATTACAATCTTCAACTCTTGGTAATGTTCACATACAAACTATTAATAGAGACTTGAATGAAAGATATGTAGCAATATTTAGCAATGGCAATGTAAGAGTATTTGAATTAGATGGAACTGAACTAACAGTAAACAAACCTGATGGTACTGCCTACTTAAATACTTCAAGCCCTAGAAGTGTAATGAAGACAGTTACTATTGCTGACTTCACTTTTGTTGTTAATACCAGCATCACAGCAGCTATGGACTCTACACTTAGTGGTGGCACTGGTACGAAAGCGATTATATTTATTAACCAAGCAACAGCAGATACGACCTATTCTGTAACCATAGATGGAGTAACAGTTACAGATAACACTGCTGGCGATTCTACTCTTAGCACAGATACAATAGCTGCTGATATAAAATCTGGCCTTGATTCTGGTTTGTCTGGTTTTACTATTGCTAGAAATGGTCCTGTTTTATATGTAAGAAAGAATGATAATTCTAATTTTTCTATAGATGGTAGTGATACTCAAGGCGATACAAAGATGACAATAATAAAAGATTCAGTACAAAGATTTACTGACTTGCCTACTGTTTCTCCAAATGGTTATGTCGTAGAGATAAAAGGAGATGACGATACAAACTTTGATAACTACTACGTTAAGTTTGTTACTAATAATGGTGGTGCATTTGAAGAAGGACAATGGGAAGAAACTGTGCAAGCTGGCATACCTTTTAAATTTGACTATGCAACAATGCCACACGTTCTTATACGTCAGGCAGATGGTAATTTTAGATTTGCAAGAGTAGATGGAGACACATACACAGCGTCAGGTGTATCGTTTACTTTACCAAAATGGGGAGAAAGAACTGTTGGTGATGTTATATCTGCACCCGACCCTTCGTTTATTGGTAATAAAATTAATAATGTATTCTTTTTTAGAAACAGGCTTGGGTTTCTTGCAGGGGATAATGTAATACTTTCAAGAGTATCAGAGTTTTTCAATTTTTTTCCTGAGACAGTGGTATCTGTTTTAGATAATGAACCGATAGACGTAGCTGCTTCTCATACAAAAGTTGCGATACTGAAAAGTGCAGTAACTATGGGAGAAAAACTTATCTTATTCTCTGAACAAACGCAGTTTGTATTGACCAGTTCAGCAGATAACCTTACTCCAAAAACAGCTAACGTGATAGTTGTAACTGAATTTGAAAGTAGTGCAGCAGCACAGCCTGTAGGTTCTGGTTCTTCTATTTACTTCTTGACTCAGAAAGGTTCTTTTGCAGGTATAAGAGAATATATCTTGCAAGGAGAATCACAGATAAGAGATGCAGCAAACGTCACTATTCATGTACCAAGACTCATACCAAGTAATGTATTCAAGATGGCTGTATCTACTAACCAAGATATTCTTGTAGTCTTGGGTTCAGATAATGCCAACAAATTATATGTGTATAGATGGTTGTATGGAGAAGGTGGACAAAAAGCTTTGAGTGCTTGGTTTACCTACAGCATCAATACAAACAGGTCTATATTGAATGTTGATTTTATTGGTACAGATTTGTTTGCTGTTATAGAAGAAGCTAATAAAGTAACCCTAGAAAAGATACCATTTGAAACTGAGTTCAGAGAACCTAATGCTAGTTTTCAATATCATCTTGACCATAAAGTAACTGAAGCAACCACAGGAGTTTCAGTATCTTATAGCTCTGGTACTGGTCTATCTACCTTTACAGTTCCATATAGACTAAGAGCTAATATGAATATTGTCGGTAGATATTTAGGCAGTGGAGAGACAAGCACATTTGTAGATGCTCAAGGTAATACAAAAACTCTTACATCAGGACAGGTAATATCAACATCTAATGCAACAGATGGTTCTACTTCTACGATTACAGCGATAGGAGATTTTAGAAATAGTAAGTTTATTATTGGCGAACCTTATGAAATGCACTATAGATTTAGTAAACAAAGACTTACAGAACAAGGTGCAGGTTCACCTGAGTATGTAGGAGCAAGATTACAGCTACATCATTTCTATATTAAGTACGAAGATGCTGGATTCTTTAAAGTAGAAGTAACACCTGAGAACAGAGATACAAGTACCCATAAATTTACTGGTCGTTTACTTGGTGCTGCGTCTGCTGCTATTGGTCAGATAAACCTTGATACAGGTACATTTAAAGTACCGATAATGAGTAAGTCTGACAGAGTAGATATAGATATAAAGAACGATACATTTCTTCCTACACGTTTAGCTAGTGCAGAATATGAAGGTACATTCCATATAAGGAGTAGAAGAATATAGTGGGATATTTAAGAAAGTCAAATCTCAAAGATTTTAAATATGTAGTAGAAAACATGAGAGTCATGGATAAGATTGAAGCTTTGTATCAGACAGGCTTGAGTCCAGAAGATGCTCTTAGTTATACCTTCTTGGGTAGTAAGACTAATATGACTATTGCTGATGATGATGGACAACCTATAGGTTTATGTGGAGTACAAAAAGATGGTTGTATATGGTGCGTTGCTACAGATGAATTGTTTGATAATAAAAAATACAGAATACAATTAATACGACAAGGCAGAAAATGGGTTGATAATCTACTTGAGTCTTATAAAATACTTTATAATTATGTATATGCAGAAAACACTTCTGCTATAAAATGGTTAAAAGCTCTTGGGTTTACATTTGTAAAACTACATGAGAGTTATGGTTATCAAAAAAAACCTTTCTACGAATTTCTGAGGATTGCCTAGATGTGTGTTGGTGCTGCATTATTAGGAGCAGGTAAGGCTGCAACAGCATTTAATATAGGCTTGGGTCTTACTGTTGCAAATAGTTTTGTTCAAAGGGCTGCTGCACAGGAAAGAGCAGATCAAACATTTAACCAAGCATTATTAGCTAACCAATCAGCAGAAAGAGATAAAAGACAAAAACAATTAGCTCTTGCTGAAAGAAAAGCAGAAGAAGAAAAGTTTGCAGCACAAGATAAGTTTGCAAAAACTATTGATGCTTTGCAAGCTAAAAGAGCTATAGTAGCATCAGAACAAGCAGGTACAACTATAGGATTATTATTAATGGATCAAGATAGACAAGCTGCTAACTATAGAGAGAAAGTAAATCAAAGTATAGAATCAATGCAAAGACAATATTTGTTTAATGTTCAAGCTACAGAATCAGAATTTGAAAGCAGAAGAAACCAATTACAAAGTAATATCAATGAAGCCTACAATGCTATACCAAGTCTAGGTCAGACTTTATTAAATATCGGCACTCAAGGTGTTGGTTTGTACCTTAATGCAGCAGCTATTTAATTATGGTTTTACAAGTAGGCACTACACAATTTCAAAGTACAGCAGGTCAAAGCTCTAGAACTCCTGTAGAAACTTTTGTAAAGCCTGTAAGTGTTTTACCTAAAACTGGTTTAATGGATTTAGCTGAAACCTTGCAAAGTATCAACCCTACACTACAAAGATTTGTTAATTTTAAAATAGATCAAGCAAAACAAGAAGGTGTACTAGAAGGGCAGAATCTACTTTTAGGTGCTGACGATAAACAAATTACACAGATAAAAAAAGAATTATCTGAAAAGAAAGGCAACAGAATTATGAGAAATTTTGTTGGTGGAAATATGTATATAGAGTATGGAATAGAAAAACAACTTGCTATGAATTTAGGAAACATAGCAGAAGGCAAGACTAATCAATTCTTTGCAAATCATATTGTTCAAGTACCAAATAAAGAAGGTGGTACTACTGCTGTACCTTTATCTCAGTTTGATGTTAATTCTAAGGAGTTTCAAAATGCTATAAACGAATTTAAAGAAACTCAATTATTAGATACAAAAGGAATAAGACCACAACTTTTAAATCAATTTTTCTTTCCGCAACAAAATGCAGCTTTACGCAAGGCAATAACTAAACAGGTAGAAGCAAAAGCAGATGCAAACATACAAAATTATACAAGTATGCTTACAGATAGTTCGTTATTATATTTTCGTAATATTGATAAATACAATGAAAATATTGAAAACAATATTATTGATGCAGATTTCCAAGATGGAGAAAGCTACGCATTATCTTTACTTCAAAATGATACAAACTATACATATAGATTAGGTTTGTCAGAGGTTGTTTCTCCGTCAGGCATGATTGAGATAATTAAAAAGAATGGTTATAGAATTTTAAATGATTTTGAAAGAGGTAATATTTCTTGGGTAGAAGCTCAATCTGAGTTAGATGATTATATAGATTTTATGTCAGCAGTTACAGTAGGACCAAGTGGTACTACAAAAGATGGATTACCAGTACAAAAAACACTAGGAGAGTTTTTAGATCAAGATGATAGTATCTTGGAACTTAAGAAAGAAATATATGAAAAGATAAAAGATGCAAACAAAGAAGAACAAGACCTTGCAAATCTATTAAATAAAAAAGACATAACAGAAACTTTAGGCAGCATGGATTGGACTTCTATGGATCAAAAAACGTATGTCAATAATGTCAAAACTCTCAAAGCTTTAGTGGCAAGACACAAGGATTTAAAAGGATTTATTGTTAAAGAATATAACTTAAGAAATGATAATGTTGATCTTTGGTTTGATAGATTTGTAAGAGACTATAACAATGGCAAGTTTGGCGATAAAGACAAAGCAAGAGTAAGGCTTGATAGTTTTATGGCTGTACTAGGCTCTACTGCAACTGATGAAGATAGAACACGATACAAAGATGCTTTAAGATTACTTAATAAAGAAAGCTCTCAAGGTGTGTTGTCTTCGTACCCAGAGTTTGAAACTACTCTTAACAACATGAAAGAAGCTTTGAGAGAAGATAATAAATCTGGATATACAGTAGTAAAAGTTGGTTATACAAATGCTTTTAATGATCTTTCAAAACGATATAGAGATAAAATTGATGTTTGGGCTACAACAGACTATGCAACTCAAAAAGAAAAAGATGAAGCAAAAAATGAAATTATTAAATTTATAAAAGAAGAAACATACAATATATTAACTAACAACTATAAATTCGCTGATCCTTTACTTGAAAAACTATTTAATTATTCTAATAATAAAAGTCCAGTAAAAGATAATCAGAAGTTAAAAAATTTAAAAGGACTTGCAGAAGGTGGTTCTGTTAAAAAAGATGAACCTGTAATTGTTGGAGAAGAAGGCAGAGAAGTTTTTGTACCAAAAAGTGATGGTAAAATAGTATCCAACGAAGTGATACAAAATTCAAATCAAGAAGCTTCTAAAGAAACAGAACAAGAAACTATTTATGAAGTACAAAGTGGAGATACTTTAAGTTCTATTGCCGATAAGTTTGAAGGTGTAAATTATTTGAATATTGCTGAATTAAATAATTTAGATACTGAAGAAAAACAAAATAATATTAGTGTTGGTCAAAAATTTAAAATACCAAAAATAACAATACAAAAATCTAAAGGAGAAATTACACCACTTATAGAAACAAAAACAAATTTATGGAAAGGATTTAATGGTGCTACTGCTTATGGCAGTGGAGATAGAAAAGTTGAATTAGAAAAAGATACTAAATATATTAAAAGTGTTATAGATCATGCTTATGCAGATAGCTCAACTCCTGAGATACAACAAGAAGCTACAAAGATATATTCTGAATTATTTTATAGCAATAAGCCAGAAGACATCAAAACAAAAAATGCAATAGTTAATATGGTTTTAACAGAAGCTACCTTAAGTAGTCCAGAAGATATAGCAGGTGTAGTTCAAAGTGTATTTATGAGAGTGGCTAGAGCAAGATTAAATACTATTGACAGAGATCGTTTTAAAGAAAATATAATAGAAGAATTAACTAGAAAAGAATTAAATAATAAAGGTATATTAGTACCTATGTATCAAGGAATAGAAAACTTTACAGTAGAACAAATTACATCTAACAAACCAGTTAAAGAAAGTCAGGAGACTTATAATAAAATCTTTAGTATGTTATGGGAAGATACTTCTCAAAAAGATAAGTAATGACTTTTACACCAGCAAACAACGACATAGGCTTTGAAAACGAAGAGAAGCCTACTGTAGATATAGGCATAGATCAGAAGCTTCAAGAAGTAGGATATGAAGATGAAACAACTGTTGATACAACAGAAGAACAGCAGCCAGAAGTTGAGTTTGAAAATGTCTTTGATAATAAAAAAATATTTAATATGGATAAAAGTTGGATAGATTGGGATACAGAATATAACTTTAGTGATTACACAAATACTTTTTTACAAGATGGAGAGGAACCTTTTGATTTATATGCAGAACCAAATGATAAGACAAGAAATATATTCAATAAAACTATACTCTTTACAGATGGAGAAGATACTGTACCAAACATAGAAGCACGTTTAAAATTTTTAAGTGTTTATGATTTTATAAAAGGTAATCAGTTTACTAACTTAGGTTTTAATAACAAACCCATTAAAGGTTTAAGAGATAGACAACAGTTTTTTAAATTAATAAAACAAGAAACAGGTTTTACAGGCGAAGAGTTTTTAGGAAACAAGATACCTAGAGAAAAAGTAGAAACCGAAGAGTTCCAAAATGGTCTTGCAAATGTAATGAAACATTATGAAGACAAAGGTTTTACTATCAATATGCTTGAAGCTGATGACGAGTCGCAACTAAATAAATTAGCAAAAGGTATGGGTATAGAGATAGGTGTAGGTATAACAGCAGATTATGTATTTGCACCTTTGCTTTTAGGTAATGGTTGGTCTAAAGCTATATATGCTCTTGGTCAATTTGCAGTAGGTTATACAGCAGACATAGAATCACAAAAACAACAATTAAAAACAGAAGACAGAGTAAATTTTAAACCTGACCAAAGAAGAGCTATTGCAGCAGGTTTTACACAAATTATTCCTTTTGGTGTTACATTAAAAGGACCAAAAGGAATTGTAGCGTCAGCAGGTTATGGTGGAACGATTGCTACTACTGAAACTTTTTTAAGAGATATATTAGGAGATGACGTAACTTTAGATGAATATTACGCTTCGTTTGGTTTAGGTGCTACTTTTGGTGGTACTTTAAAAACTTCTATAGAAGGTTTAGATAAAGTATTTACTAAATATAAAAACTTTAGATACGACAAAATAAACAACATATTTAACTTAAACAAAAAAGATGTTCAAGTTGTAGAGGAAGCAACAGAAAATATAACCAAAGCAAATAAAGTTTTAAAGAATGATATAGAAAGTAAAGGAGAAAATTACGACAACATTGGAGAAAAGTTAAAGAACGAAGGTTCTGGTACAAGTAGTCAAACAAATACAAAACCTATAGATGGTTCTGTAAGAACATATATAATGCCTAGTCAATTTAAAAGAGATAAACCTAGGTATGGAGATGCACCAATAGTTTTTCAATCTGATTTTGATAAGATGGCTTGGTATTTAAGATACAAAAAAACAAAATATTCAAAAAATGCAGATAAAATTTTAGAAAGTTTTATTAGTCAAGGTTTTACAGAAGCAGAAATAAGACAGCATGGCACAAACTTACATGAAAAAATAAAACAAATAGTTATTGATAAAACAGGTTCAGCACAAGCAGGTCGAGGTAACACAGTAGGACTAACAATAGAAGTACCTGCTGATGCTAAATATTCCCAAGAAGTACAGACAAGTATTACTGGCAAAAAACAAAACTTAGGCGATCTTACAAAAAATCCTCAATCAGTTGCTTTTATTAAAGAATTTAAACCAAGACAACAAGAATTAGTAGAATCAATAATTAGACAGTTAAAAGATGAAGATGTTTTTGTAGGCTCTAAAAGCCAAGTACAAACAAGGCTTGAAGGTTTAGGTATGTTTGATAAAGGAGTTGTTAAGTTATCTAATACAAGTGCGATAAAAGAATATGCAGAGATGTATGCAAAGATGTATAACCTAGTTCCTAGTGATTCTTTAAATTTTGCAGTTGCACAAGTTATAACACTAGCAACAGAAAATGTAGCTAATAAGAACCAAATAATGATGGACCTTATTAAGACAAAAGATTCTGCAAAGATACAAAAAAGTATTGATGATTTGTTTGAAGCACTAACAGATGTAGAAGAATGGTTAACACTAGGTCTGCCACTAAGGACACAAGCAGGTAGAACTGTTAAGTCCTTTGGTATGAAGACAGAGCAAGGTATAGAAGGCAAGACAGTTGAAGAGATAACAGGTATGACACCTGCTGAGAAAGCTGCTGCTACTGCTAAAGTACCTGAGTTACAAATAGATATTGATGACGCAATATCAAGAAATCAATTATTAAAAACTAGACTTACAGAAGCTTTAGAAGAAGCTACAAAAACAGGAGATTATTCAAAGTTAAATCAAGCAGCAGTTACTTTAAAAGCAGCAAGTGGTGATCCTAGAAAACTTGTTGCAATACAAAATCAAGATGCTATATCTACTTCACTTATAAAAGGATTAGACAAAGGTGCAAGAATTTTAAATGAGATTGGTATTAATGCTGTTCTTTCTGGTCCTAATACACAAGCAATAAATTTATATTCTGGTGCAATGATGACATTTATGAAAGCAATGAATAATTTTGTAGGTGCTAGTAGTGTTACCGAGTTAAGGGCAGCACAACAATATATGTCTTATTTATTTTATAACTTAGATTTTGGTGTAAATGCTTGGAAAAGATCATGGGATATGGAAGATAATTTTATTAATGTTGGAAATGTTAAAGGAGATACAGGCCAACGATTTATCATATCTTCGGATTCTAGTTTTTGGCCTTTAAGAGCTTATGACGAGTTTGGAAGAATTATAAGACTTCCTAGTAGATTAATGACAGCTAATGATGCTTTAATACAAGCACCTAATATTATTGCTGCTACTGCATTTGAAGCTTTTAATGAAGGTGTTGGTAGAAATTTAGAAGGAGAAGATTTAACAAAATATATAAAAGGAACTGTAGATGGTGTTATATCTTATTTACTTAGAGGTCAAGAAGGAACTTTAGGTAGAATTGATCCATTAGATGAAGGAGTAGTTGGACCAAGACAACTACAACCAACTGATGCAGTAATACAAAGAATACTTACAAGAGCAAAAGAAGTTGGCAAAACTATTACGTTTACTCAAGACATAAGAACAGACAGTTATTTTGGTAAAGGTGCAAAGTTTATAAATGATGCAGCTATAAACAATCCAGCAGTTAGATTTTATTTTAAATTTACAAGAACTCCAACCAATATGTTTTTAGAAACTGCTAGATACTTGCCAATAGTAAATATGCCAATACAAGTAGATTTACCAAATGGACAAAGGGTAAACATAAATGTAGTAAACCAAGCACTTCTACCTGATATGGTTGCTGACTTAAATAGTCCAGACCCTTATGTTCGTCAACAGGCAAATGGTCAAATAAGAATGGGTGCTGCACTTGGTACTTTAATGTTATTTCTAACTAATAAACAATTTGAAGATGTAGATGACGAATATAAAAAAGAGTTTTTAACAGGTGGTGGTCCTAATTTTTATACCAAAGAAGGTGCTGCACAATGGATTTCTATGTATAAAAATGGTTGGAGACCTTATAGTAAAGCTGTTTTACAGTATGACGAGAATGGCGATCCTTTGCTAAAAAATGGTAAGCCTGTATATATCTATAAGAGTCTTGAATTTATACCTGACCCACTAGCTTCTTTAGTAAGAACTTGGTTAGATTTTGCAGAAATGCAACCTTGGTTATACGAAGGTGATCTTGATGCTGAAGGAGTAGCAGAATATGTAGGAACTTGGTTTGCTTTTGTTGGTCGTAATATGTTTGGTAAAACATATACAAGTCAAATATCAGAGCTATTAAAAATTCTTTCAGCAGGTGGACAACTAACTGAACAAGGTATAGATGAAGGTTTGAAATATCGAGACAAAAAACTTCTTGATTATATTGGTAGGCAAGTATCCGCTAACTTCCCTTATTCAAGTTTGTTTAAAAGACTTGCAAGAGTGCCAGCAGCGATAAAAGAAACAATGGGATTTACTGAAGAAGATGCTAAAGCCTTATTTGAGTCAACAGGCGATCCTACACAATTAAGAAAATTTATAAAACGTGATTCAAAAACATACTCAGGAGATGGTGCTAATGAAAGCTTGCCATATAGTGACGAAGATTTTAATAAAGCAAATTTTGTAATTCAAGCTCTTGAAAATACAGTAGATAAGATGTTTAAAGAAATCGTACCTTTAAATGTAGGAGGTAAACTTCCTTCACAAGTAGAGCATATAACTAATAATGTAGTAACTTATCCACGCAAGGAAGGAGGTCTTTTTCAATTTATCTACAATAGACCTATAGGAGAAAGTCAAAACTTTTTAGTTCTTGATGTGCAAGCTGAGATAGGTAAAATGTTACCTCCACCGCCAGATATTATTAGAGGATCAGTATTACCTAATTTAAGATCAGCAGAGTTTATACCAAAAAAATTAGATAGAAATGAATACAATGATCTAAAAAAAATAACAAACGTAATAGAACTAAAATATAAAGGTAAAGATATGAATATAAAAGAAGCTATCAATGCAGAAATAAATACACCTTATATACAATCACTTAGAAGTACTATTAAAAATAATGGCTTACAAAGTGAAGAAGGACAAAAAGCAGCAGAACTTATATTCCAATCATTATCAAAAATAAATACCAAATATATAAAAGCAGGTATGATAGAGTATATGCGAACTGAAATGACACAAAAAGATATTGATAATAGAATAAATGCAGTTGAAGAAAAGAATCAAAACTTTAATGATGTATTGCTTAAAGAGTTTGATAAACTTAACTTAGGTACATTTAACAATAGTTCCTTTTAATCATGGCTACTAACACCACAGCAACAGCAACTACACATACTGGTAATGGTAGTACCAATAACTTTGCAATATCTTTTTCGTTCTTAGCCAATAATGAAGTAGATGTAACAGTAGCAGGGGTCTTAAAAACATTAGATACTCATTACACGATTAGCGGATCAACAGTTACCTTTACTTCTGGTAACACCCCTGCCAATGGTGCTGCTGTTAAGTTTCAAAGAGATACAAATATAAGTGCAAAGAAAGTAGATTTTCAAGATGGTAGCGTTTTAACAGAAACAGATTTAGATACAAACAGCGATCAGGTATTATTTGCTCAACAAGAAATTACAGATAAATTAGGTGGTATTGAAGAAGGAGCTACCGCAGATCAGACAGCAGCAGAGATTAGAACATTAGTAGAGAGTGCAACAGATAGTAATGTCTTTACTGACGCAGATCATACGAAGCTTAATGGTATAGAAACTGCTGCTACAGCAGATCAAACCGCAGCAGAAATAAGAACACTTGTTGAAAGTGCTAGTGATAGCAACGTGTTTACTGATGCTGACCATACTAAGTTAAATGGTATAGAAGCAGGTGCAACTGCTGACCAAACTGCTGCTGAAATAAGAACGCTAGTAGAATCAGCTTCAGATTCTAATGTATTCACAGACGCAGACCATAGCAAACTAAATGCTATAGAAGCAGGTGCTACCGCAGATCAAACCAATGCAGAGATCAGGGCAGCAGTAGAAGCTGCTTCTGATAGTAACGTCTTTACAGATGCCGACCATACCAAACTTAACGCTATTGAAGCTAATGCTACAGCCGATCAAACTGCTAGTGAAATCAAGACTTTATACGAATCAAACAGCAATACAAATGCTCTTACAGATGCAGAAAAAACAGTTATTGATGGTGTTACTGCAAACACAAGTGAACTAAATAAATTAGATGGTTTTACAGGTTCTACTGCTGATCTAAACCAAGTATCAGGAATGTCTAAGCAGACCACTATTACCAATAGTGATAGTCACTTTCCTACTTCTGGTGCTGTTGTAGATTTTGTTGCTAACCAGATAGCACCTGTTGGTGGACTAGAAGTTATAGCAGATGAAGATAGCTTCCCTACAACACAGCCAGTATCAGGTGTTGTTATAAGTATTAGTAATGCTGATGGCTTAGTTATAAATAGCTCTGGTGTTGCAACAAACGCTAGAACAGTAGGCAATGGAAGCGATAACGTAACTATTAATAATTTTCCTACAAGTCTAAGAAGTAAAACATTATCTAATGAATTAGGCTTGCTTGTCAGTTCTACAGGTGCAAGTCAGATATATAACTACCATAAGTTATTAGCAAAAGAAACAGATGTTTTACAGCTATCAGATGATATAAATGATTTTGGTAATAGATATAGAGTCGTATCACAAAACCCTACAAGTGATAATGATGCAGGGGATTTAATATTTAATACTTCTACTTCAAAGTTATTAGTATATAACGCAACGTCAGGTGCTTTTGAAGAAGCACAATCTGTTGGTAACTTCTTTATATCTACACTTAGCCCTGCATTTAATGGAAGCGTACAGGACTTTACTATTACAAACGCACCAAGTAATGCACAGCAAATAATTTTAAGTATCAATGGTGTTATACAAAAACCTAATGCTGGTACATCTACACCTTCAGAAGGTTTTGCTTTGTCTGGCAGCACAGTTAAGTTAGCTGCTGCACCTGCTAGTGGGTCAGACTACTTTGCAATAGTTCTTGGTTCTACTGTAAACATTGGTACACCAAGCAACAACACAGTAACGTCTGCAATGATCGTTGACGGAAGTATTGTCAATGCAGACATATCAAACTCTGCTGATATTGCTGGTAGCAAACTGAGCCTTGTATCTACATCATCTACTGCTGGTGTTATTGTCAAAGGTGATGGTTCTTCTGATGGATATTTACAACTTAACTGTAGTCAGAATAGTCATGGTATAAAACTAAAATCTCCACCACATTCAGCATCACAAAGTTATACCCTTACGTTTCCTTCCGCTATTATTAATGGTGCATTTTTAAAAACAGATGCCAATGGTAATTTAAGTTTTGCAGCAGTAAATACTGATCTGGTAAATGACACATCACCACAGTTAGGAGGTAACTTAGATACTAATGGCAATAATATTGTTTTTGGAGATAGTGGTGGCACATCAGATGATCGTTTAGTATTTGGTGCTTCTTCAGACTTACAAATTTATCATAATGGAAATAATGGTGACTCAGCGATTGTAAATAGTACAGGTGATTTATATATAACTAATAACGGAGATGACTTATTTTTACAAGGTTTAGATGATGTTGTTATAAAAACGCAAGGTGGTGCAGATGTATCAATTCAATGTTTTGGAAACGGAGCAGTAGAGCTATATCACGACAACGCAAAACGTTTTGAAACAACCAGTTCAGGAGTTTCAATTACTGGCGATCTTGGAATTGGTCTATCAGCAGCAGCAGCAGGGTATAGCAGAAATGCACAAATACATGGTTCAGGTAATGGTGCAGCTTTAAAATTAACTGACCAAAATACTGGAACTGGAAATGGTGATGGTTTTGATTTAATTGGTTATGACGTACATGGTTATGTTTTTCTCCGAGAAACTGGCAATTTGTATTTTGCTACTTCTGGTACTACTCGTGCGTATTTTACGTCTAGCGGAGATTTTTTACCAAACACTGATAATAGTTATAGTTTAGGTTCTTCATCAAATCGTTGGGCAAATATTTACACCAATGACCTTAACTTATCTAACGAAGGTCATGGTAATGACGTTGACGGAACTTGGGGAAGTTATACTATACAAGAAGGTGCAGAGGATTTATTCTTGATTAACAAACGCAATGGTAAAAAGTATAAATTTAATTTAACGGAGGTAAACTAATGTCTATATTTATAGGTGGTAATGGTTCTGCTAATGAATTACATGATTACGAAGAAGGTACTTGGACACCAACAGCACATGGATACACAGCAAGCAACACTACTAATAATTGTTTTTACACAAAAATTGGTAGATTAGTTATTGCTAGTTTTAGAATGACTTGGCCATCTTTAACAAGTACTACTTATGCTGAAATAAGAGGATTACCTTTTACAGCAAGATCACAAGCTAGTTATACGCAGGGTGGTGCATTTTCTGAAACCAACGACAGAGCAGATTTAAGTGTTATAGTTGCACAAAGTACTACTGTTTGTTACATTCTAGATTGCACCGATAGTGGTGTAGTGACTCAAAGTATAAGTAACGTATCTGGAAAAGACTTTAGAGGAAATATTATATACTTTACAGATGCTTAGACCGAAGCTAAGTCTATAAACTAAGCCTTTACTAAACACTATTATGGCATTAACAAAAGTATCAACAGATGGTGTCAAAGATGATGCCATAACATCAGGTAAAATCCCTGCAAACGCAGTAGGAGCTAGTGAACTGGCAGACAACGCAGTTGACACTAATGCCATAGCAAACAACGCTGTGACCGCAGGTAAGACAAGCGGAGTGCAGACAACAATAAACAACAACGCAGATAACAGAGTTATTACTGGCTCTGGTACTGCTAATACTTTAAATGGTGAGTCAAGTGTAGTTATAGATGCAAACGGAAAATTAGGTGTAGGTAATACAAATCCAGCAGATTTTGATGCTTACGCTGACCGCCTAGTTGTAGGTACTACATCAGGAAATAATGGAATGACTATTGTTGCTGGTAGTAGTAATAGCTCATCTATTTATTTTGCTGATGGTACATCTGGTGGTTCTCAAAAAAATGCTGGAATAGTTGATTACAACCATAGTACTGACAATATGCGATTTGCAACAGCAGCAAGTGACGCTATGGTTATAGATTCGTCTGGAAGAGTTGGGATACAAGGAACTCCAAACAGTTCTAACTTTGGTGCAAAATTACAAGTACGAGAATCAGGTCAATCTGCAACAACTATAACAGCATTATTTGGTGCTAACGAAAATGCTTCTGGTACAACAGGAGGAATTTCTGATAATACAAACAAAGCCTGTCGCATAGGACTACCGCATTATGATACCGACCAAAAAGCTGCAAATATGTTTGTTGGTTATGCAGGTAGTGGAGTAAATGAATTATATATTGGTGGTGGTACTGGTGTTATGAATGGAATGACTTCTGTTCGTATATATGCTGATAGTTCAAGTTCTGTTAATAATGGTGGAAACCAAGTAGCACGTTTTGATTCTGACGGATTAAAGTTTGGAACTGACACCGCAGCAGCCAACGCACTTGACGACTATGAAGAAGGAACTTGGACTCCAACAATTAGAGGAACGAATGGCACAGGAACAGGTGGTGGCAGTAACTATGGGTACTACACAAAAATTGGGAATGTTGTTCATGCTCATGCAACTGTTCATTGGACAAATATGAGTGGAACTACAGCTACTGTTACACAAATTTTGGGTTTACCTTATGCAACTAAAAATGCTACTAACTATAGATCATCCCAAATGCTTTGCGGCCAATTAGTTGGTGTTCATAATGGTGCTGATAATGGTATGAATATAGGTTTAACAGTTGATGGCAACCAATCTTATGCATATGTAATAGGAATAAATGGATCATCTACATCAGGTTATAACTACACACATACACCAACAATACTTAATTCTGGAATTATTTTTGGATTTTCATTAACTTATCTAACATAATAGACCGAAGCTACGTCTATAAACTAAGCCTAAACCTGTTTTAATCGGAGATTAATCCTAATGGCACTTACAGAGTCAATCGAATACGACAAGATAGAAGTTGTCGGTGAATACAAAGCGGTGCAAGTTCGTAAGGCAACAGTCATCAAAAAAGATGGCACAGAACTTACAAGGTCTTTTGAAAGATATGTACTGCAAGCTGGTGCATTAGATGCTTCTGATAATTTAGTTGATACTGACTTATCAGGAGAACCAGCAGAAGTTTCAGCAATTTGCAATGCTGCTTGGACTACTGATGTAAAAGCTGCGTGGAAAGCTAAACTAATAGCAGATAAACCTAGTTCTTAACCATGCCTTTAAAAGGAAAACAATACAAACTTGATGTTGATGGTGATAAAAAAATCACCAGAAAAGATTTTATGATTTTATCTAGAAACAGCAAGAAGAAGAAAAAGAATGGAAATAAATCTGCCTGATTTACCAGATACAGATTATATTCTCGTTCCACCTAGTACAATTTTTTATCCACCTGTGGCAGAAATTCCGTACCTAGACCCTGTACTTCTTCCGAGTCTGGAACAGGTAGAGTCGGGTTTGGGAGGTCAGGAATCTTCTGCTGAAGAAGAAACATCATCTTCAACGGAGGAAGCGTTAGAAGTAACACCAGAGACAATACCGACAAACCTGCCAGCCACCAAAGAAACTTTATCAACTGAAGAAGCAATAGCTACGTTTAATCTACCATTTTTCGGGGAGATGCCAATACCTGCACCAGAGGTCATAGCTTCTAGTGTGATAGCAGCAGGTACAGCGTCAGTTGCTAGTGTGGTTGGTGGTATTGCTATGCAATCAGTACTGGCTTTTATCAAGAAAACATTTAAGAAAATTTTTACTAAAGTTTTGAAAAAAGAAGTCGCAAATGTGAAAGAAAAGATGGATAATAATAAAGGTAGCTAGAGTTCACATACCTGTACGTGTGGCGTCTAAACTAGCTACTTAAA